TACACCAGGAGATAATTGAGGAGTCGCCATGTTTTTCTCCTGTGATAGTTTCAGTTTAACTTGAAATATTTATTAAAACCTGTATTTTCAGTGGGGAAACGTAGCGTGAACTACCAATCTGGGTATGACCAATCAACAAATGGCGTCTGTTTTTTTCTGCTTTCAACAATTCTCTTTATAGTGCAATCTTTACACTCATATGACCATGAAGATGGAACTGCTCCTCTATCCTTTCTTGTTCTGTAAAAGTCTCCTATCAAGTTCTTAGTCTCTCCACAAACTCTACACTTTCTTTCATTAAGTAGAAGGTGTCCAAGTTTTATCTGACTATCTAAGTCCATCAGAACCATCTCCACGGGAGCATTGAATAACCTAATATATTTAATATTGGTTCAAACGCTAATGCTAAAAGAGTGAACATTAAAATTTCAATGAATGCTTGTTTCCATAATGGTTGCTTTAACTTCCACTCTTTGAATTTATTTGGTTTACTTGCTAAAGCATATAAACCAGATTTTTTACCAATAACTTCTGCCCACCAATTTGGATCAACAATATTACTCAATAAGTTTAAAAATCTAATCATTGATAATCCCACATATAAGACATATCACCATACTCACTAATTGATGCATTAGACCATCTATCTCCCTCAGCATCAACAAAAGAAGAGTTATCTAAACCATCATCAATAAATCCAAATGGAGCCATATCTTGTTCTATCTGATTTTTCTGCTCCTCATAAATTCTTTTTCTGACATCTTGATCAGTTAGTTCTTTGAAGTAGTCTTGAAGAACCAACCATGCATATATTACAAGACACATAGCTAGGTCATCATTACAACCTTCTTCTGCCTCAAAAGAATTGTGCTTTGAAATAAATGTCGTTAGTTCTGATATAATATCATAGTCATTGAATACTAATTTATCTTCTTCAATCAATGCTTTAAGATTGAGAGATCCTACCTTTTTAACAGTCTTGGACATCTTGACTCCCAGTTGAGTCTTCTTACCAGAAAATCCTTGACCAACAATTTGTCCAGCACGTCCTCTCATCGAGCACATGAGAACATTCTGATACTCAAGATCATAATGAAGTAATGATGCTACTTGATCTCCAATATCATTTACTTCACATAGAATGTACGCTTGATTATAATTTCTTGCAACTTCCCATATTATATTTGGGAATAGCATAGGTTTAATTGTATTGTTCTTATACTTTGCTACTATCTTATGTGGAAACTCAGTTATATCTACAACAACGAAAGCTGAGTAATCTTCACTAACTCCCCTAGCAACGTCTACTGTAATAATATAATCATGCCCTTCTTTTGGTTGTTCGTAAATATCGAGTCCTGCATTTTGCTTCAATGGATTATCATAAATCATTGATCGCAATTTACTTGGAGATATTAGCGTATCAATAGATCCTAAGAACTCACACTCAAACTCAACCTTGAATTGCTGTTCTGACGTGTTAGCAATCGTTTGTTCTTTCCACTTTGCATCACGTCCAGGAACTTCCGACCAATGAACATCAGTTGGTACATATTCATTCTTACTCTTCTCAGCATCATGCCACATACGGTAGAAGTGATTCATACCGTGTGGGGTAGATACGATAATTACTTTGGTACTTTGACCAGACGTAATAGTAGGATAAACAGAGGCAAAGAACGAGTCAGCAATGTGATTTGGGACGAACGCGAACTCGTCGAGAAAGAGGATGTTGAACGACATACCTCGGACAGCACTCGCAGACGTAGAAGCAGCCAGTATTTTGCTCCCATTTTCTAGCTCCAAAGATCCTTTGTTCCATGCTATTATACCCTGCTGCATCCACTTGGGTAAGTTCTCGTATGCAGTTTGTAATCTGCCTAGAAGTTCCCTTGCGGTGGCTGCCTTGTTAGCAAGGATACCGATATTAACACTATCATTAAAAACTGCATAATGAAGAAGATAAGATACCACAGTCGTAGACTTACCAGTCTGACGAGGCATCTTACAAATATTGAATCTGTTTTCATGGAAATTTTTTACTAGTTTTTCTTGAAATGGATACATCTCAAAAGGAACTAGACCCTTGTCCAATGAAACAATTTGCACATAATTTTTAGCAAAATATACGGGATCTTCTTTACACTTTAAGAACTCAAGAACTTGTTCTTGTGTAAATTCAATTTGCGTATTTGCTTTTTTTAGATTAGGATTACCAAGATATACGTCACTCATAAATCAATCAGCAATTCCAAGCTCTAAGGGATTTATTAATTCTGCTATCTGGATCGTTAGCAGTTTTAGAAGAAGTAAGTTTCTTCTTCATACCTTTCATACGAGCACAGAACGATGCTCTTCTTTTATTTCCAACTTTTTTTGAGGGTGCTTTAAGGTCAGAACCAGGGTTCTCTCTTTCATAAGACTTACGTCCTTTTTCATTGAGACCCCCCTCAGGGTTCTTACCCGACTTTTTTGTCCAAGCAGCTCCTTCCTCTAGTTCAACTTCTTCTGCATATAAGAAAGTTTCGCCAGGTTCCTTTTCAATAACGGAAGTGTACTTGACTTTAGATCCAGGATAAATTCCTTGCATCTGTGCTTCGACTTCTGTTCTTGATGGAAGTTTTGCCTGGGGGAAGAACATTTTTAAGACATATGTTCTCCCTTTCCAGGTCACAACAACCATCATAAGATTGCCGATCTTTGAAGGGATCCTTGTTGCTTCGTCAATATTAGACATTATTGAAAAGACTCTTTTTATTTATTTAGTAGAGACTTCAGTTCGTCAATCTGCTTCTGTTGATCCTTAACGGCTTCAATCAGAAGAGCAACCATATTCATGTATGCAACGGACTTAACTCCAAGTGCATCTTCATAAACAACATCAGGTACGATCTTCTCAACTTCTTGTGCAATAACACCTAGACAATGATCTCCAGTTTTCTTATGATCATATTCAACACCACGAAGTTGCTTAACTTTTTCAAGTGCATCTTCAATAGTCTCAACATTTTCTTTGAGTCTTTCGTCAGAGTTTGCAGTAACAGTACCAGAAGCAGTCAAATTACCAGTAGAATCAACGAAAGTTAAATTTGATGATGTAGTTGCTGTATTTGTTGCATCTTTAAATAGAACTTGGTTTGCACTACCAACATCATTAATATCAGCGCCAGCAGAAATTGTAATAGTACCTCTTGTTCCAGTAACAACACCAACAACTGGTCCTACAAAATCAAGGATTGTAAGTCCGACACCAATAAGATCTTGACTGGTATCTCCTCCAGTTTGTAGACCAACACCACTGATAACGTTATCTAATTGAGATCCATCTCCATCAAAACTATTTGCAGTTATTGTACCATTAATTGTTATATCATTAGGGAATCCTAGAATTACTCTTCCCTCATTTCGAGTAACTGTGATTTCATCTGTTGTTCCATCAACAGCCATCACCGCACCGGTGGTGTTACTTGCAAGTCCAATAAATCCATCATTACCATCATATAGAACATCAAAATGCTCACCAAAGAATGCTGCTACACCAGGATCATTTGATTGGGAACTAGCATATGAAACATTAGCAGAAGTAACAATACCAGTTACTCTACCATATTCATCAATTTCTACTTCTGAAATAAATTTGTTAGCTCTAGTAGTCGAATCAGCAAATGAAACTGTTACTTGTGCTAGATTAATATCATCATCATTAACAACAATTGCATCAGAATCTAAACTTACAACATCAAATCTATTACCAACTTTCAACAAACCTTTACCCGCCTGCAGTTCACCGGGACTAGAGAACTGGGTAAATTCCAGTGCGCTAACACCGATAGAAACTGGTTCTTTGGTAATCAAAACGAAACCACCACCAGCGTTATCATCACCATTTAGAACGAATGAGAACGCACCTGATGCGATTTCAGAACTTTGGTCAAAGTCAACAGCACGGGTCAGTTCCCATGATGTTGATCCGCTTCCAATTCTAGTAACTGTATAATATCCATTCTCAAATGTATTTCCAATTCCATTAAGACCCTGATCTTTTACAAGAACACGATCAGTAATTGTTAGGTCTTTAAATCTATCAATAAGACCAGTTCCACCAACACCTGCTGTAGTGATATTTTCATTTGATTGTGCAAAAAGAATAGCACCAACACCATCAGGTGATGTATCTACGTTGTCGTAATATGCAACAAGTGCTTCTGTCGTTGCTACAGATACTGCCTTCTGGACCACAAGACCAGCAGTTGCGAAGTTGTCCACATAGGCTTTCGTGGCCAGTTCTTGGTCAATCTGAGGTGTTAATGTATCTACGGTAGCATACGCTCTTCGGAAGAATCCAGATCCAGCAACACCAACGTCACCAACAACACTTAATTGACGGTCAGGAGTGGCGGAATTAATTCCAATTCTACCTGTAGAATCATTATAAGTAAGATCTGCAGATCCACCAAAAGTTCCACCATCATTATATTGAACTTGTCCGTCAGAACCACCAGGTTGAACATCAGCAACAGTAATAGTAGCAGCAATACCAGAAGCAGCAGCAGTTATCAAACTACCGACAAAATTAACATCCCGTATACTGTTAGCAGAACCTACCTGAACACCTTCCTCTCTAATAGTAATACCAAGATCTTGAATACTTTCAAGACTTGACCACGCTACGGAAGTTCCACCCAGAGATGTTAGGATGGTATTATCTTCACCCATCGTCCCATCATAAGCAAATAATTCCTTATGAATTCTGAGGGTTCCTGTATCTAAATCAGCAGTGGGAGTATCAATATTTCTTCCTTCTACTCCATGAGAAGTACCAATACCGACGCTACCTCCAATTGAAACGTTACCTATAACGTTCAATACTCTAGTATCCTCACTGTAATCAGTGATTCCAATTCCGAGATCTCTTTCTCTCCCGGATATGTACTTACCGTAATTAGCCATTTTATAAATTAGAAGTTAGAGGTTTCCAGAATTGATGAAAGAAATTTCATATCTGATCCTGCATCTACAGAAACAGCGATCTTGTCTCCTGTCTCTAGAACTAGTTTTCCAGGAAGAAGATTCACTGTGTCTCCTGCAGGAACAGGAAATTCATTTACGATTGGTGTTGTGGTTGTATCGGTGCTGTCGTAATAACTGAAAGTAATTTTTCTAGTTACTGTTCCAGTATTGATAGCCTGCGCCAGAAGGAATACTGATGTATATCCTGTTGGTGCTGTGTAGATTTGAACGTCTGATGTTGTGGGCGTATTAGTAATTGTTCTAAAATTATTAATCGCAATTTGAGCAGCCATTTAATTAGTCTCCTAGTGCTAGAATGAATGGTGTTACGTTGTTGAATAGCGACTTCAGGTAGGTTCTACCTGTAATCGTTCCAGTTGCTTGGTTGATGGTAACACCATCACCAATTCTAAAGTTACCTGCCTGGTCGGTAGAAGTATAGATGACTTCACCACCTTCTTCTTTAACAACCTCGTTTTCTTGGATGGTTACACCACCAACACCAGGTCTTGCGGTGAAGATATCATTACCTGCACCAACATATTCAAACGAGTGAGAAGATGTGATTTGTAAACTCTGGCGGCTCAGATAAACTGTAGAACCAACAGATACATCATTATTTAACCCAGCAACAGCAGTGATAGTTGAAACTCCTGCTCTTGGGAAAGTTGCAGAACCAACCTTATAATATAGAGGATCAGTCTTTGTTACTTCTGCTGTTGCAGTTACTCCTGCAGGAGGTGCTGCAATGCTTACATTTGGAGTTCTGGTCTCATATTGAGTACCAGTGTTAATCAGAGTAACCGCTGTAACTGCTCCATTCTCTACTGTAGGAATTGCCTGTGCGCCAATTCCATTTGGTCCTGTTGGAGCATCGATTGTAATAATCGCATCGTTTGGAGTGTTATATCCAGATCCACCATTTGTAACGGTGATTGTATTTAGAGAGTAGTAAAGTTTATCAATGTAATAAACCTGACCATCATAAGGTCTTTGTGTTCCAAGACCACTGACCTCTAATGTAATATCATTTGCATCTGCAGCAGTAACAACCTTACCTGTCTGTCTATAGATAGACTTAGTTGTAGCATCACTGATTCCGTTAGAGATAAGACCAATTCTTCCGAATGAAGAGTTGGAGTTAGTCAAGTCACACTGACCACCGCTTGCTGTTACGATTGCTTCGTCGCAGCAAATTGTGAAGATAGACACTAACTGAGCGTAGGATCCGTTTGTAATCGATACACCAATTCCTCTCTGGTTATACTGCGTATAAGAGTCAACCGACATGGAACCCTGAACACCGATCTCATCCTCGTCTCCAGGTTCTGCAGCAAATCCATCAATCTTCAGACCAATGCTGTCGAAGATGAAGTTGGTGCAGTTTCTTACATATGGACCTTTGAAGATCTGTCCACATCCAGGACTGAAATTCGGGTCAGCATCTTCACCTTCTGCTGGGTTATAACCAGCACCATCGAATCCTTCAAATCTAGTGGTAATTCCAGTTGGATTTACTGGACTCTGAATTGCAGTAATTCCACCACCAACAATTGCAGTAACGATACCAATAACAGTATCAATAGCACTCTGAACGTTCTTACATCCAGCAGGGCTTGTGTTGCTGTTGACTCTAGGATCATACTGAATAGACTCATCTTTAATTTGTCCACCAGCATAATCAGAGTTCTTCGTGAATGGTTGGAACTTCAGAATGTTACCTGTATTATCATCATATGTGTGAGAAATTTCAGTAGGTCCAAAGTTTGTGGTGAATGTTGTAGGTCCAACAATTGAGTCAACATTAAAGATATTTCCAAATGTTCCATCTGGGAATACTGTTGTTGTAATTCCGACGAAAGCAGAACCACCACCAATGTAAGTATGATCTAGTGTTGAAACACCAGCATTAACGGTAATAGAACTTGCGATGGAGAGTGTTGGGAAGTTATTCAGGTTTCCTGCTCCAACGTGAGTTGTAACAATACCAATCAGACTATCAATAGAAGAACGAATATCTGCACATCCTAAAGGATCTGTATTGACTCCAACTGCAGGATCTGCAGTAATTGTTGTATCTCTATAATTAAGAACATTATTAATAGCTAATTTTGAATATGCTGCAATAGAAGAGAATGCAGTTACAGACTCTGACTCTTCACCAATTAATCCACCACTAATTGGATTACCAACGGCATCAAAATACTTTCTAGTGGTCTCTCTAATATTTTTATTGCTATCTGTTCTTAAGTCATCGATTAGAGAATCAACAACATATGCAATATCTCTTCTACACTTAAATTCTCCACCTGGGAAGTTACCATAATTAATTGTAAGACCATTGATAACATTAAGATTTTCTGACTCAATAGCTTCTGTTGCAATACCGACTAGGTTATCAATAGACGCTTGAACATCACTGCAAGAATATGTCTCACTATTTCCAATAGCAGGGCTTCCATCACCAAAATAACTAGATCCTCCAGAAACTGTAGTATCTTTAGTTGATAACTGGTTAGCAATCGCCAACTTCATCTGATCTCTTGCTGTGTCGAAAGCGAGAATAGATTGTACTTCTTCGCCATCAAGACCATTGGTGAGGAAATTTCCAGACGCATCAAAATACTTTTTAGCAAAAGCAATTGAATAATTATTTCCACTGGTGAAAATATCTGTCGAAACAGCATCTACAAGATAGTTCAAGTCTCTCTTACACTTATCTTCAGTTCCAGATAATCCGGGATATTCTGTGACCATTGTAGTCCATGCTGTCCCAACAATCTCACCTTTATTTTGTTGAATCAGACGATATGCATCTTTATATCTAGAAGTTGTTGTGATTGAGGAATCTCCTGGGAAGAAGAAATCTGGATGAACGATTGCAATGTTTGCAAGAGCCTTATCTGTGATTTCTAGTTTGTTACCAGCAATCAGGTTTGCAGAATCTTGATATCTGTCTCCACCAACTTTCTCTACTGGGAAGTCATATCCAACAGCACCTGATGGGAAGAACTGGGTTGAAAGACCACCACCAGAGTCGCACTGGAACACTAATTCTTCGAGACGAACTGTTCCATCATTCTCAATGTATGCTGGATCATTATCAGAAGAATCTGTTCCTACAGGATCACTGAATCCAATAGTTGTAAGTCCAGTTAGTCTATCGTAAACAGCAGAATTAATTCCCACACTTGGAGTGTATCTACGGAAAACTTTTGTTTGTTCTGTATTATAGTTTATAGTAAGTCCACCAGCTCTGTTCTTACCAATTCTTGCTACAAATGTTGTGGTAGAAGGAGTATCATCGACAATAAGTTTGCGATCTTCATTACCTATAAATGCTTGTGGAACTGCTAAACTTCCACCGTCAGTACCAGCTCTAAGATTTTCAAATGTTATTCCTTGACCGGATTTAAGTCCATGTGCAGTAGAAGTCTCGAAAGTAACGATTCCTGTTGTGCTATCATAAGTTTCGGTGAGAATATTAACTCCCTCAGTGGATATTGATTCAGGAACGCAAGTGAATCCTAGTCCAGTAATTTCAATACCATCATCTTTAGATAGATCGTGATCATATCTTGTAGTAATAGTTGCAATTCCTGTGCTGGAACTATAGTCAATACTATCAATTGGAGTTGTATAACCAATAGAAACTCCACCCCAAGTTACATTATTAATTACGCAACGAACAATATCTTGAGCATAATCAACGGCACGAATTGTTTGAGTTACCTCATCAATTGGGGAGTTATTAAGAGTAGCGGCAGCGAAGGAAGAAATACCAACTTGAGCTAAAGTCTCATCAAAGTAAGTCTTACCGGCAGCAACGACTTTTGTAGATCCACCTCTTGTAATATCATAACAAACTGCCTTAAGAATATCTCTTACGTCTCTTGAGCAACGGAAAGTATCAAGGTTAATACCAGTGATGATTCCAACAACACCAGAAGAAGAACCAGCACCAATAGCACTTGTAGTAATACCTGAAAGATAACTGATGCTATTACCAACACCAGTACACCATCCTGTTCCTACAATAATTCTATTGTTAGAATCATCATAAAGATATTTCTTATTTCTTCTTGTAGAATCAATTGCTTGAGTATAATCATCATAGTAAGTATTATATTTTTCTACTGTTCCACCAGTATCATAGGTGTGAGTAATTGAAGAAATAGCAACATTTGTCTTAAAGGTATTATCATCAACATATTCTGTTACTGTGAAATATTCTCCGTTTGTACCATCTGGGAAAATACTAGTTGTAACTCCACTACCTCCAGGACACGTAAATGCAATTCCAGCTAGTTCAACAATATCACCAGTTGTTACACCATGACCAACAGAGGTAACGGTAGCGATACCAGTTAGATTATCATAAACAAATCCAGTAACGTTTGTAGTACCACCAGCACCAACACTAGCCCATGGTCTCTGGTTGATTACATATGTTGCGATACCAGCAGCACGATCAATAGCAGCAACAGTAGCGTCAGCAATGCTATAACCATTTGAATCAGTTCCTGCTACGTGGACAAGAGCTCCACCAGAGAAATATGATAATGCTGCACCGACTGATTTTAAGTTACCAGTAGATTTTAAATCATATGCAATTGATTTGAATATATCTTTAATATCATCTCTACAGTTCTGTGCATCATCTGGATTTCCTTCAGCATCAGTAACAACAAATGCTGGATTCTTATAGTCAGTGCTTGTAATATAACCAACCGCTTCTTGTGCAATAAAATCAAGGTTTGCTTCAAGAGCAGTTGAACCATCTTGTGCAAGGTGTGTTCCTGCATAACCACTATAACCGCTGGTCAGGAATCCAACTGCTTCTCTTGCAATAAAGTCTGAGTTGACGCGAATGAGTCTTGCTGCGTCGAAATATCTATCGGATGCTACACTCTCAAGAGGTCTGAAAGCAACTGCAGCAGATCCAGAATCCATAGATCCTGTGAATCCAAGGTCAGTTAAGTGACATCCATCATTTACATGGAATAAATCTTTATCTGCGTTTGCAGGAGAAACAATACAGTTTCTTAGTTCAAGACCCTCTACTGATACGTTCTTTTCAAGTAGAATTGGGTTTTGCTCAACATATACCCCAGGATAAACCTTAACAGTATCAAAGATTTCTGCAATCTCTGCAGCAGCTTTGATTGTTAGTTTTGCATCCTTTTCATTTAAACCAGTATTAGCATCATCACCTTCTTTACATACGAAGATAGTTTTACCTAGAGATCCTCCAGCACCTACTCGGATAACGCGAGTTGCGATTCCAACTCCTGCTGTATCTTGTTTTAAGAATACTTCTCCATCAAAAGCATTTACAGCTAACTCTCCAAGAGCAAGTTGTGCGGTAGTTGGGATTTTACCAGCTACTGTTGACCTTTTTAAACGAATCTGAGGATCTGCCATCTATCTCCATATTTGGTATATACCGTAAACCTAATAGAAATTAGGTGCTATCTTATTTAGTACCCTTAGTACTCTCCACCATCAATAGTGATATTTGCTAAGGTTCTGGTTGATCCTTCACACTCAATAATGTCCGAAGTTCCCGCGCAATCAGAAATTGCAATTGATTTTACAGTTAATTTTGCATATTGATTTATAGTTAGAACTTCTGAAGATTCTGTTACATCGGATGCTATTCCGACAGTACTTGTAGAGTCATCCCAGAATACTGCTGCTTGTTTAGCACTGCTATCATAGTAATTTAAGAGTAAACCTACATCTTTATTTTCATCTATAGATGGTACAACTAGAGATCCATTTCCGTCTCCTATGGTTAAACCAATGCTAACTAGTCTATCCTTAATTCTGACATTATCAGACTTAATATCAGTATCACTACCTTTAACAATTAAATCATTTTCTACTGTTAAATCGGAATTGATTCCTACAGCACCAGTACCTGCAGTTAAAGTTATTGCTTCAGTTTCATCACTAGCTTCAATACCATTAGTTCCTAAAACAATATTTCCTGCAAATAGTGTCTCAGTATCACTCCTAAGTGTTATATTGACTGTACCATCAGATGATCTAATATTATCCCCATTTATTTTGAGATCTTTTTCAATCTGAGTGAAATTTGATGAAAGAGTAATATTTGTTATTCCAGTACCGGCTTGAATTTCATCACCTTCAACTCTTAACGTGCCTCCAATACTAGTAAGACCATCACCAAACAGAGAAATATTTAAATCTCCATCAGAATTTCTTATTTCATTACCACCAACCTCAATATCACCAGCAAATACTGTTTTGACATTAGTTACCATTGTGATGTTGGTAGTACCACCAGCAACACGGATATCATTACCATCAACTTGAATATCTCCAGAGAATCTTGTTGATGGATTAGAACCAGAAACCATTACAATATTATCTGATCCAGTATCATCTTGAATTGTATTTCCATCAATTCTAAGAACTCCACCAAGTCTCGTGGAAGAATTCCTGATAGATGTAACACCAACAGTTGCACCTATTGCAATGTTATCTCCAAGAGCAAATGCTGTAATATCAGTTGAATTTGAATTACATAAATTAAATACGTCATTTCTTACATCAAAGGTATCACCCTCCATTGCAATATCTCTAGCAAATTCAGTTAAGGTATTACCTGTGATAGTAATATTTTCTACACCATTCACATCTCTAAGAGATGCTGTAGAGACTCCTAAAGGTCCTAGGAAAAGGTCTCCACGTACAGAATGTCTGTATGAGTGAATTGTTGATATTCCTAAAGTGGATCCAATAGAAAGTGATCTAATACTTTGAGTTAGTATTTCTGCAGTTTGTACATTAGTTGGGAAGAATCTTAACCTAGTTCTTGGACTACTAGCTTGAATATTAATATCTCCAAGATCAGTTCCATCATTTCCCTCTAGATTTAAATCACCGGGAACTCGTAGTTGATTGTTTACTGGATCGTATGCAAAAGGATCTACTTGAGTATCCGCTTGGAGAGATGCATCAGTATTATCTCCACCACTTTGTACTAATACAATTGGATAGTATTGTGCAGTTATTGCCGCTCCAACATCAATTCTCTTAGCTCTGAGTGCAGTTCCTGATGTACCAACAATATCCTGACCTACAGTTAATACATCAATAAACGCCTGCGTAAACGAAGATATTCCTGCTGAATGTATTGGTGAATTAAATCGTGCTGGATTATTTCCGTTATAATCAAATTCTCCATTAATATTTAAAGTATCATCAATAAGTGTATTTCCGAGTAAAGTTGTATCTTGGTCTACCTGGAGATTATCAGATCTTACCTCTCTAGCCCATAATTGATTCCATCTGTAGGATGTAGAACCTAGAGAAACAATATCAGTATTGTAAGGTAATATATTACTATTAATTTGTGCATTAAATACAACTTGACTATCAAAGATTCCAGCAGAATTTCCTATAGCTACAATAGGTGAGAATAATTCAGTTATTCCATTTTCGCCAATACCATGAACTGTGAGATTTCCTGTAGTTAAAGCACCACCAACATGAACTGTTGCAGGTTCTATTGGGTCTTTTGCAAGTCTTACATGTCCTTCAATAAAAGCGGATCCTTGAGATACAAGTGAAATTGCTCCATCTCCAGTAGTATTTCCAATACCAGGATTCCAACCAGTATCATTATTAACATTAGATAGATAAACAGAATGTGCTATTGTCGCAATTCCAGCACCACCATCAAGATATACATCTTCTGCTTGGACTGTACCTTTTAGTTGTGTTCCACTAAAATTTGTAAATGCTAAATCTCTAGCACCTTCAGGAATATCAATAAATCCTTGACTACTACCAATTGTAATATTATCAACAGTTACATTACCACCACCCTGATATACTGCACCACTAACACCTATACCACTGGCTATTCTCACTCCTCCAGTGCCTGGATCTGAAGGTTCATTAGTAGCAGCATCAATATTACCTGATGCTATTTCAATAGGTCCACGAAGGCTCGTCATTCCCACGACGGTAAGCATCGGAACCTGACTAAATGCAAAACGTCCTGTTCTTTCTTCTCCAGCTAATTCTCCAATGTGAACAGGAAGTTCACAATCGACTGTCTGCCAGTTACTTTCATTAAGTTGTGGGCTAGTGCTAGTACTAATATTAACTTTTGTATTTCTTATATTAATATTTAAAGCAGTACTTCCTATCCCTAGAGCATTATCATTTGTTTGGGTATCTACACTTATATCTCCACCAAAACTTGCTGCTGCATATTTTACGTCAAAACCTACTGTATTAAAACCACCAAGTATATTTCCACCACCACCAACTCCATCACCAGCAAAGACACATAATGCGCCATGAATAACTGCTGTTCCGTTAGTTTCAAAATTAGTATCTACACGCAAACCTCCACCTGTAGATCCATCGGATTCTGGAGTTTTTGCTATAACCACATCTTCAGGTAGGGCTATAACCATTCCTCCAGAAACTGGACTACCCCATGTTGTTCCAATACCTACAGATGTAACTGCTGAGTGTCCTGTATCGAGTGTAGATCCAATTGATAAAATATGGCGAGGAACATCTGTCCCATCAAATGTTCCAGCATCAATTTCTTGACTATTATCTGTTATAGAAATTAATGCGCCTAACTGAGATAGTTCTCTATTGTTCCTTGCCATGTTGGTAGAGTCTTCCTATGTGTGTATTTATCAGATAGATACTGTAAATAGAGTTCCATCAGTGTGTACACCAACTCTATATTGAGTTCCCGTAGAATCAGTCAAAATCAATCCTTTAGAAGTATCTACGCCAACTCTTGCATCACCATTGATGTCCAGATTTACTGTAGGTTGAGTGCTACCAATACCTACAGAATATCCAGTTCCAACAATAATGTCCGATTGAACTTTTCCGCCAACCGTAACGTCTGTACTGATTGCGACAGTTGGTGCATTTAAATTCAAAGTAGTCGGACTAGTTACTTTTGCAGTACCAGAAGAACCAATCAGATTTATTTTTTTTACACCAAAATCCTTATCTGCCATGGGTTTTTTAGTTATTTATGATCTTTCAAATGATATGCCTTCAAATTCTACATTTTCTATCGAGGCCTCATCATCATTAGCATATGGATTATAAAGAACGCGAGAATCTGCACCTCTTAAATTATATTGTCCAGTCCAATATGCGGTATCGGTGTCGTCACCGTAAGGACTCCACCATCCATCACCAGTGTTAACATCATTAGTTTGTAGTAATAATGTACCATTATCTTTAATCCAATTTTTTACATCTCTAGATGTTGCTGTTGGTCTTATTTGTAAATATAACGCAACAATACCAGTGACGACTGGAGCAGCTGCAGATGTTCCATTGAAATATGCGTCATAAAATCTAGAATCATCATATCTTTCATAATCTTCATAAGCAGCGACTCCATTAGTTCCTGCAGCTAATGTTTCATCTGCTGGAGCCCAGATATCAATACCAGGCCCATTATTTGAATATGTTGCTTGATATTCCGCACCACCAGTTGTTACTGAATCTTCTATTGCACCAACACAAACTACTGGATGAAAATCTTTATCAGATTCAAATCCAATACCTTGTGGATTCATCCAGTCTCTGTGGTTGCATGGACAAGCAGTTCCTGGAAACTCTGATCTGGGATCGCCAACATTATACCATTCATCTTCCATGTAATTCAGACGATCTACATCATCTGCACCAACTCCAAGTCTTTGGTTATTATTTCCTGCTGCAGCAATAAAAATTACTCCACTTTGCATCAATTCATCTGCTGCAGTATTTGTTGATGAAGATCTTGATGACGTTGACCAAGATCTGTACGCACCACTAATTTGATTATTAAGACCATCTTTCATCGCAGTAACTTGGTCAGTCACTATCGCATTACCAGAAAATGTCCCAGTAGATCCTCTAAATTTATAATCAACTAAATCAGTAGATTCAAATCCCGCTTGATATCCCCAACTTCCATTAACCACAGTTGGATTTTTTACACCCGTTTCTCCATTTACTGGTTTATTTTTATGCCATATTTTCATAGCATCATATGATGCTTCAATACTAAATCCCGCAGAATCTGAACCAACACAGGACATATTCCATATATTTGCTTCAAAAGCATTACCAAAGTTTTTTCCTGCAGCTAATGATGCACATGCAGTTCCATGTCCACTATTTAATCCATTAGTCCCATCAAGAGAATTTCCAAGAGCGTTATTTTCTGTATATGTAGAGGGAATTGTTACCGTTCCTTCAGATTGAAATGCTGCGGATCTATTAGAAGAATTTTCCCACCAGTCTTCAGCAGAAGCAGTTGTTATTCCAGTTCTACCATCTGCTTTAGTGTAAGTAAAACCATTAGATATAAAATAATCAGGGTCGATATAATATGGACCATCAAGAATAATATCTCTTACTCTTGATTTTCCATCCTGGTCCATAAACTCTGGATGATATTGTTGAGTTCCACTATCCTGAATAACAATATCCACATGTTTTCCAGTAAGACTGTATGATACATCCTTTGTTACTAAATTAACCGCACCAAGGTTATCGCTAAAAAATTCTCCACTTTTTCTAACCGTTGGTCTAGCCACACCCCAATTTGATCTATCCAATTCTGCAGAAGTTGGACCTGTAGCTGGTATAAATTGAGAAACTAAATCTCGATAGAACTTTACATTTTTCTTAAATCTTTTTGTAGCAAAATCTGGTTTTGGATATGCATCTGGATTGTGTGTTGGAGATAATTCAATCCATTTAACATGTGGATGATCAGCAATTTCTGCTGCTTCCTCTTCTGTTAATTCATAAGTTCCTCTAGTAGGACTGTGGTTTTTTGAATCTGCACATGTAATCCGTCTATCGGGAATACCATCTTGATTGGAATCTACAATTAGAGCATCGTGAATCTCAGACCAATATTCTGGACTCGTAACAGCTAATGTGTATTTTTTCATCAGATCATCGTCTCCCTAGTAAATCTGTAAGTAACAATTCCACTAACTCCAGTTTCAGGTGTCCACCAAAGTTCCACATTACCAGATTTAACTGTTGCACCAACAGAAACCAGAAGAGAATCGCTATACATAATCGCATATTCCTGCGAATATGCAGTAGAATCATCATCCATAACAAGAATCTTTTGAGATTGAATTCCAGATGAATGTTGGAAGAATAGTGTATATTCTGAAGTTACGAAGTCTGAAGATGTATATGAATTTGCAGTGTATGCAACACCAGATGCTGCCGTAAATGTTCCAGATCCAGTCTCAATACCATAAACATTATTAACTTGAACAGAAGTTAATGGATTGGTTGTACCGAGACCAACATGACCTGCTGTGGTGTGGATACCTGCATTTGTTTGATCATCACTAAATTTACCACCACCCTCAGCAGCACTAATTCCCGTTAGTGCAGATCCATCAATAGCGGGAAGTGCTCCAGTAAGTTCTGCAGCAGGAAGACTTGTTAAATTAGTACCAGATCCACTAAATGCACCACTAAATGATGTTGCAGTACAAACACCAGATATAATTACGTCTGCATTGATATCTAAATCATCAGCAAAAGTTGTAAAACCAGCAATGTTTACGTCATCGAGTTCTGTAAGACCATCAACATCAAAATTTCCATTAGCAGCAATAGCGCCGGTAAACGTGGTAACTCCAGATATAGTTACATTAGCAAGATCTGCAAGACCACTAATACTTACATTAGCAGTTGTACTAATTCCTGCAGCAGTTCCACTCCATGCATACGCACTTCTTACAGTAACAACACCAGAAGCAATTGGTTCTACAGTGAATCCTTCAGCAAAACTAATAGTTGCTGCTGTACCAACAGATGATCCATCTCCTTGCTGAACTTCTACGCCAGTTCCTGTAGATACAATATTTGTAAGTCCAGATCCATCTCCGCTATATTGTGCTGCAGTGAGAACTCCAAGAATTCTCATATCATTGAACGTACTTGTTCCTACAGTATTAATTCCTGATTGAATATCAACAGTAATTTCATCGCCGCTAGCAGTGACTGCTACACCATTTCCAGTAAAATCTATATCATCAACTGTTGCTCCAGCGATATTACCATTTTCCCTAACGGTTAGACTTCCAGCTCCTCCACCACCCGTTGCATATACAGTAACACCAGCACCAACACCAACTGCAGTAATAGCAACTCCAATGAAATCTATAGAAGTAACCCCATAAGGATTACCCACAATACTTCCTTCTTCTTTTATTGTTACACCTAAAATTCCTGTATTTCCACCACCAACTGCTGTTGGATTAAATGCAATTACTTCAACAGTATCTCCAGCATAACATTCTTCATTTAATACGAAAGTTACTCCATTGTTAGCAACATAATCTGTAATATCAGTTACACCATCACCTCTTAGTTTTACACCATTAATGTATACGTCAAGAAATCCAACTTGATATGCATATTCAAATGTTGTTTGATCATCTACAATTGTAAATACTTGAGTAGATCTAACGGAAGTTGGGAATGAAGCCCACTCAACACCATCTCCAGTAGATCTTAAATATTGACCAACTCCACCAGTTGTAGAACCAATTGTTAAACTTTCTCCAGTGAACTGAAGTTCATTAAACGTTGATATACCACTAACTTTTAGATTTCTAGTTGCCTCAAAATCTGTGCAACCAATAGACCCAATTACCCTGAGTTCTACATCAGGAAATATTGTACCTATACCAACTTTATTTTCATCCGAATCAACGTATAGAGTATTCTCGTCAACCTCTAAACCGTTCTTTACGACAAAATTCTTCTGAATAGCCAAGGTTCACTATCCCCTTTACTGATTTTAGTTTTAGTTATTTATATCAAGTTGGGTCGTGATAAGCAGACCACTCAGCGAATACACTGAATTCATCGTTCGTATCATGAACAATTTTGAATTCTACGATATCAAATTGGTTTGCTGCACCTGTCGTTGTACCAACTGGTTGAGCACCATTTCTCCAAAGATAATTCGTTGGTGTCTGACCATTAACTTTAAGCACAACGTTACCAGTGTCCCAGTCATTGGAAGCATCAGTAAATGTGATTAAAGTTGCTCTAACCATATATTCACGATTTGTAGGAAGACTAGCAAGTTCAATATTTGTTATTCCATTACTAGCCTCGCCACCAATTACGGAAGGTGCTGTAGCAAAGTCCCAATATAATGTATCTGTTGAACCAGCAGTAAATGCTACACCAGTAATAGCATTGAAGTCTCCTGAATTTCGTAGATCAGTACTAGTATCTAATTCGTTATAAACGAATCCAGTAAATGTTGAAAGTCCTGCTCTAAATGTAAGTGCATTGAGATTTCCTGCAACATCTACAGACTTGTTCGCGTCGATATTCGCGGAGAATGTAGCAGTTTCAGCAACATTAAGAACATCTAGATCTGTAGTTCCATCAACATCGAGATTTCCATCAGCATCAATATTTGATGCAAAAGTTGTTACACCAGCGATGTTTACATTATCAAGATTTGTATGACCATCTACATCGATATCACCAGCAAGATCAATGTCCTCATTAGCAATGAGATCTCCAGTGATTGTGGTAACACCAGCAACACTTACATTATCTAAGTTTGTATGACCATCTACATCTAAATCTGCTTGAGCAGTGATGTTACCTGATACCGTAAGTCCAGTTAATGTACCAAGAGATGTAATATTTGCTTGCGCTGCAGTATTAACTGTTCCATCTAAATTTCCTGTAAATGTGGTAGCCGTGATAGCACCAGAAACATTTACGTTATCTAAATTTGTATGACCGTCTACATCAATATCACCAGTGAATGTAGAAATACCAGAAACACTTAGAGTGTCTGCAGTGAATGTTCCATATACTGTTGCACCTGATCCAGCAGTTGCAAATTTTTCTACATTATCGTAGTAAAGTCTTACTGGACCATTTGTAACAAATCTAGCTTTTGTTTCGGTAACATAATCGGAAGGGTTCGGTCCTGAACCTGATGCATCGGCAATAATAACTTCGTTACTACCAGCAAGGTATACATTTCCAGTACCTCCTCTTTCAAAGAGATATGAATTACTTCCATCATGTGCAATCGCAAAATCAAGACCAGCTCCAAAATAAATACCAGAACCATCTTGTTCTGTTAATCGGATATCACCATTAAAAGTAGATACTCCAGAAACATTTAGATCATGAGTTAAGATACCTGTTTCTAAAACTGTTGTTAGACCAACAGTAGCAACACCTGCAATACTTACGTTATCAAGATTAGTATGACCATCTACATCTAAGTCACCATTAGCATCGATATCTCCACCAAATGTAGAACTAGTAGAAACATCTAATCGAGTTGAGAAAGTAGTTCCAGTAACAGTAGCTCCGGCACTAATAGTTTCAAACTTCTTAGAACCATCATAGTAAAGTTCTGTTGAACCATTGGCTGTTGCTGCGAGTGCTGCTTCACTACTGTTTACTCTAAGTTGTAATCCTAAAGCACTGTTTATGAATAAATTAGATACTGAGTTAGTATTTTTTATGTAAGAATCGCCGTCATGATAAACTTCTAAGTCACCACCATCACCAAATGCTGCCCTAGCATTATCCCTAAAGAATGCTGTACTACCAAATCCTACGGTTGCGCCAGTTCCAGTAATAACATCACTACTAAATGTAGCAGTTTCAGCAACATTAAGAACATCTAAATCTGTAGTTCCGTCAACGTCTAGATCACCATTAGCATCAATAGCATTAGAGAACGTTGATACACCAGAGATTGCAACGTGATCAAGATCTGTTTGACCATCTATATCTAAGTCTCCACTGGCACTGATGTTTGATGAGAATGTAGCAGCACCACTAACTTGAACTCCTGCAAGTGTTCCTACATTTTGAAGAGAAGAGTTAGTTACACCTGAACCTACAGCAGTCGATGAAAGAACTCCAGTTCCGTTTATTTTAAATCTTTTTGTAGAAGCAAGATCAATATGCTCGGAGGATGTCCAAGAATCTGTGGAATCAACCCAATTAAATGTTTTATTTCCTTCTCCAGACTCTAGTGTGATACCGCCACCATCTGAGGATGCATCGGTGAGAGAACCACTAGCAAGAATAATATTTTTATCATCTACAGTTAGAGTAGTGGAGTTTATGGTTGTTGTATCACCCTCTACTTGAAGGTCTCCTTGAATTACAACTGTTCCTGTGTTTGTCCCAATACCAGCAGGATCAATTGTAAGTGTTGCTGGACCGCTAATTGTATTTGAAGAAATACGAATAGCAGATCCTTCTGCTCCTGTTGATAATAATAAAGCAGTTAAAATTCCAACTGCATTTAAGGTATTTGCTGCAGTGTGACCAAATATATCAATATCAGCATTCAGATCAATATCATCACCAAATGTAGAGATTCCACTTACATTTAGACTCGTAAAATCATTTGGTGCATTAGCAATTGCAGATTCTATAGTTGCGGTTGTAGTTGAATCTATACCAGTAATATTTTTTAGTTCAAATGAAGAACTAACAACTTCTGTTACTCCAATTGAAACCGAGTCACCAGCAAGGGATCCAGACGCGGTAATAATACCTGAAATGACGATGCCTTTGTCGAAAACGGGGGCACCATTACCATCTCTATTTCTTATAGTATCAACAAATAGCTGGGACATTCTCGTCTCTTTTTAGTATGCTTTTATTTAGTAAGGTTAGTTAGGTTCTGGAGGCCAATTAACATTCCATGGAAATCCAGGTTGCTTTGTAATATCTCTAAGACGTTTTCTATATCTTTTCCACTGATCAACATCTTCATCCGTCATTATATTTTCATCGCCATAAAAACTAATTACCACCCAATCACATTCTTTTAACTTATTATTTCTGATACGTCTAACTTCTTCTCTCTTAGACACGGTTATCTCTTCTATTTCACTAGAAGACATTGAAGTGGTCTCCCAGGTTTGTATATAAAACCCTTGCTCATTTCTTATAGGAGTTCCTTCAACACATTTCATATATTTTGGAGCTTCTGGTTTTTTGGTATACTGATATAAACCATAACCAAAAGGTTCCACACAATCTGGAGTGAGAACTTTTGGAAAAGAAGTATTAGAATGTAATTGCCTAAAATTTTTGTCGTCAATTGGAGATCCTGTAGGAACTCCATTTTCTATTCTTATTAGCATTTTACTATACTAGATCTCCTGAGTATTTATTGATGGAAACTGTCTAACATTACCTGGCCATATAATTCTCACTACTCCACCTCCACCCGCTCCACCTGCAAGGTATAAATTAGAGGGACTTGTTTTAAGAAAACCAGATCTTCCTCCGCCACCATACGCTCCTCCATTTAAATCGCCATTTGTTCCACCACTGCCGCCTCCAGCAGGAGTTGCATTTCCTAATCCAGAATCAGAACTTGCTCCACTACCCCCGCTTCCGCTAGTTCCTTGACCAAATATTCCTGTCCCCCCACCAGAAGATGCACGACCTGGTTGAGTACTTGTATATGTTTGAGCCCAAGATCCTCCACCACCTCCAGATGATCCTCCAGTACCATCATCTCCGGGATTTGCTACAGATCCAGAACCACCTTGACCACCAGATCCACCATCTCCACTATATCCACCTGCTCCTCCTCCACCATATCCTTGAGAGGCGTTTGCAGATCCTCCATTTCCACCACCGTCTCCAAAATAAGTTCCACCTACGCCAGATTTTGTTCCACCATAAGCAACTACTGTTATTTCTGGACTATCAAAACTTGAATCACCCCCATCTTCTCCAGTTATTGGATTAACAGAAGTTCCTGCGGAAGCTCCTCCAGATCCAACTATTACGGTATAAGATTGTCCTGGAATAACAGGTACATCATTAGCATATGCTAATCCTCCACCACCTCCACCGGGAAAATCAGAAGAAGATACTAATGGACTACCACCACCACCGATACAAACTACACTTACACTTCTTACTTTAGGTGGAGCAACCCAAGTATGTTCACCAGGAGTTGTGAATACTGCCTCATCATCTGCTGGAGATGCTGCTATAATAGCAGAAGACATCATCATAAACTGAGATAAAAAATTCATGAGGATACTGTTGGATTTACTATTATTGAACCTTCGACTAATTTGATAATTTTATTAGTAGAAGAATTTTGAGAAATAATATCAAAATAATTTCTACCTTCTGTTAAATCATCAGTAACACTATTACCCATTGATATAACAACTGCATTATTAGTTGTGTCGATATGAGTATCAAAACTATACGAGGTACTCGCAGTTTCGTGCTTTCTAATTTTAGCGGTTATGGTTTCTGTACCAGCTAAAGTTGTTAAAGCAATAGAAACTTTTTTCTCGAAATCAGTTCCTTTGTATATTACTAATGATGTTACTGCAGGAACACTCATTTGATTTACTTTTAGGTGTAGGATTATTTATTATCTTGTTGCTGTTTTAAAAGTTTTGCTAGATCTGCGGTAGATCCAACAAAAAGAGCATTGGTAACATTTGTGGGTCCTTTTGAAGACTCTTCTTCAACATCTTTCAGTTTTTTCTGAAGATCCAATAATTTATCTGTTGCATCAGCAACATTTTTAATTAATTGACCAGCAACTTCATATGCTCTCGCTTGCTCCGTTTCCTGGGCTAATTCAAGGATACCATTAATTGCTTCCTGACCTTTTTCAATTAAAGAATAAAGATTTCCCCTTGTATAATCATAGTCTTTTTTTATATCATTAGAAGTTGCTTTTATTTCTTCAATTTTCTTTTCAGGGGTTGCGGGTTCTACTTCAACTATGTCCGCATCGACATTAAAGGTATCATCTAGTTCTTCAAACTTATTACTCATGACCAATCACCACTAAATCCAAAGTCATCACCAACTTCAATCTTGGCGTTATCAGCCTCAGTGATCAACTTAACCCCAGTACCACCAACGTGATCAATAACAGATGTCGAATAATATCCTCTTGTTACTCTCAGTTTATTACCATTTACATCAGAGATGTATACCGTTTCTTCTCCGATCGATACTTTATCTCCTGCAGAAATTCCTGAGGAAGAAACAACTTCCATGACTGTTTCTGTTTTAAGGAAGTCTTTAAGTAATGTGGTGGTATTACTATCGGAGTAACTCTTAGTAGCAACTGGTTCTGAAGTATATCTAACATCAATCTGTCTAGATCCAGCACCACCTGCACCAAATCCAATAACAGATTTTTTGATAATGTCCGTTGCAGAACCACTGGAAATTGGTCCGAAGATATATGTTTTCGCGGTAAACCTTAAACTATAAATTAAAGATCTTCTGGATTCAAAATTTCCTTCATATTGATCATCCATTGATATAGAATTCAATATAACAGGAACGTCTCTTTTTTCACCGATAGTATCGATGAGATTTACAGTCATCGTATACTGTGGTTGAAAATATGGTAAAATTTGCTCCACAATTTGAAGCATCTCATCATTTATTTTTGTGTATATACTTAATTCAAAATCTACATTATAAGGTACGGGCATGTAATTTTTTCTAATATCCGAACCATCATCTTTTGTTCCTGCTAAAAATGTTTGAGTAGTTGTTACCTTCCTTGCAGAATCATAAGAAATGCCAGTCATCTCAAAAGACATTCTAGGCAATGTAATTTGAGTTGCTTTGTTTAAATCTTCCGATTGCTCAAGCCTAGCAAGAAACTTTTGCATAGGTCCATATGCAAGAGGCACCTTTACTACTGAGGTAACATTATCTGAAGAATCTGTCTTTTTAATGTTAATATCATTAAAAAGTGTTCCAAATGATATTACCGTTTTTCTTAATATCTCGTGGTAGAAGTACTCAAACATTAGATTAAATGATAATTATATACTATTTAACAAAAGTAACCCTTATGGGCGACCAAATGGGTTTGTTTCACTGAAATCCAATATAGCGTCCGCTTCGGTTTCAAAGTCATCATTAGACGCGAAAGGATCTGGTAGATTGAATTTATCAGCAATAGATCCAGGAGTTGCCTTGTGTCTTGCACCAGATTCTGCTCCAACAAACTCATCGTAAATATTAAAATCTCCCGTGAGTCGTGAAAGATTTAATTGTTTTGTAGTAGAATTCCAATACTTAACTACGGCAGTGGTTGAACTACTAGATCCAACAATTGTTTCTCCTATAATATAGTCTCCAGATCCACCAAGATAGGGATCTGCTACTGTTATTGTAGGTGGATTTGTTGTTGCATATCCAGCACCACCATCAAGTATTTGAATTGCTGTGATAGTTCCCGCAGAACTTACGACAGCTTCTGCTATAGCAGTTGCACCAGATCCAACAGGAGCCGTGAAACTAATTGTAGGAAGACCAGAATATCCAGAACCACCATCAGTTACTGTTATGATTCCAACCACTCCATTAGCGGTTGATGCAGTTGCAACAAATCCAGATCCGCCACCACCAGAAGATCTTACAAGAGGATCTGAAGTATATCCATATCCAGAATTAGTTATTCTAACACCTTGAACTCTTGATTGATCAAGATTTGCACTACAGTAGTCAACAACTCCAGTAATCATAGTTGCTACACCAACAGCTGTTGATCCGCCGATAGCAGGTGCAGATGAAAATATAATATCTGGAGTAGAAGTATATCCAGTACCTCTATTTGTAATAGTTACATATCTTACACCACCATCAAAGACTGCCGCTTGTGCTGATGCTGTAGATCCAATACCAAGCATTGTGTAAACTCTTGTTCCAGCCAAATCGGCACCGATACCAAGTGCAGCAGATCCAGATCCAGATCCAACCGCTGCGCCAAGGGAAGCATCTGATCCCAAGAGTGCATTATCAATTGCATCTACATCAGTATCAATAATTTCGTCACCAATTCTAAACAATTCACACCTTAATTCATAAACATAGTTTTTCTTCAGTTGATAAAATGGTTTTTCATGCTCTACAAACTTAATTTCAAACAAACGATTACCCAAAGGAAAGAAAATTAAATCTCCCTCTTTTGGTCTGCTTGATAATTTAATATTACTCTTATTTTCTATTAAAGGTTTTATATATTCTTCATAACGTTCTCTAGAAATAACGAGAGTTAAATCATCTTGAGATTCAATACCAAACTTACTCATTATTTCCCCAGATCCTTCATATCCTTCGCTAGTATCTACGTAGGCTTCGATAGGATATGCATCTCTAAATTCAGAATCAACTACTTCTCTTATAATAGTTTTTTCATTTACATAAAGTCTTGGGATGTAATAGACATCTACTCCATACATCCGAAGTTGTTCATTAACTAAATCTTGGATAAGATTTTGTTCTGCTTTTGTTCCTTGCTGAAAAAATGGATTGAGCATATCTTATCATCCTATCATATCTAAAGGAGGCATCTCATAATAAGTGGGCATTTGTTCCATGATAGTATCAATCTCTTTTTGAGCATCATCAAATAATTGTCTACCATTTAGTTCTATGCCGCCAGGAAGTTTTACTCCCTGGAATTTTATGAGGTTCATCCCCCATTGACGCTTGATCAGAGAAGTTAAGTATCTCTTTAAGAATGAATCGTTATATACTTTTGAATATGATGATGGATCGGCAATAGCATACGCATCCAACACCAAATATTCATCAGCAACTGCTTCATTCCAATCCATATCAATATATAATCTACCTTTTCTTTGATTAAATCTAATTTTCTTTTGGGTAGTAAGTAGATGGTCGATATCCGATAAAAATGTCTGAGTCATTTGATACGTCAATAACTCAGTGGATCCTAGATAGTGAATATCATTTAAGAACAATTGATATTTAAAGTTAAACATCCCACTAGAGATGTTATTAGAACCATTAAAATGAAGAATCCTCTCCACACCGATTACTCCATCGGGGAGAGGTAAGTATCTAGAATCTTCTTCATAATCATAATCAATACCACCATCACTTACTGTAGTAGTGGTTATTCCTGCTGTTCCTTTTCCTCTATCAATATCAGTTTGAGTGAGTTTATACTTCAAGTAAGTTTTTTCTACTCCATCAAAATGACGCTCTTGGAAAAATTGAAGTGCATCATCCAGGAGATCATCTATTTGCTCATCTGCAACGTTAATTTCCAATACAGGAGCACCTAGTTGTCTCTTACAGTAATCTATTAGGGTTTGTCTGGATGATGGTTGAGCCATTAGATTATTTTAAGGGTTTCTTGCTGTTTTAAGTACAACTTAACGTAACTTTTAGTTACATCTCGGAGAACTTTGATATCATCTATACTATCTATATCTCTAGAAAGTTTTTCATATTCAAAGTTTTTAGATAGTTTCTCAAGTTTGATTTCATCAGGATTCATTTTGTAACTCCTTTACTTTTTGTTGCAATTCTAACACGGCAATTTTTAAAAATTCAATATCATGTGAAATTTGATTTCTTTCTTGCTCTTCTTTCCACTTTACTTCCCTCATGGTCAAGTATGCTTCATAATCACCATTATTTGTGTTGATTACAGCACCAGTGTGTTCATCTTTAAGAAGATCGTTGTAATCCTTTACAAGGGCAACACCTTTTTCTTCTTCATCATCATCATCAATATCAATATACTGATCAAATTCTTCATCCATAATTAAGCAAGCGCAATTACTCTAAGGTCTTTTAATCTAACTGGATACGTTGTATCTGTTGTAGATGCACATAATTTTATACCAAAAGCTCTAAAAGATGGGAGTTTATTGATACTAAATTTAAGTTCTTGGAAGTCTAATTCATCTGATTGGAATCCTTTACTATCAGTTTTTGATAGTCTTTCATCTGGAGTTCCATCACACTTAGCAAGATCTTCAACATTTCCTTGATTATCAATATTATCAAATCCTGGGAAAGGATAATAAATTAGGTCTTCCTTACCATCATCATCAATAGCATAGAAGGCTCTTAAATCACTAGTAGTATTCACATACGCAGTAACATAAACCTGAAGAGATGTTGCGGCATTCTCTAGAGTTATAGGTCTAGTAGCATAAACAAAAGCATGAGGATCATTTTCTAAGTCCGCAGTACGCTCATCATTAGCATAATCCGTAATAGGATTATTCATTCTATTGCCGATTAAAATAACAGAACAACGGTCTAAATCTATCATTGGAGATAGTGTGGGAGACGTTGTAGTTAAATTGACGGATATATTGAGGGATTTATTTCCTTCAATTCCATCAATTCCATCAAGAAGTTCTGTTTCATTAATGCGAGAACAGATTATTCTAGGAGAATCTAAGAAATGCTCTTCCTCACCAGAAAGTTTTTCAAAGTCTGTAGCGAGATATGCTTCTTGATCACCACCAACACTTCTTCCAGTAGTAGTTCTTAGATTAAGTTCTACCTCAGTACCATTAACTTCTGTTGCGGAAATTTCTGGGTCGATAATCTCAAATTGAATATTCTGAGTAGCGGTAATATCGTCACCACCACTAGACTTAGTTTCTCTGAAGTGTAAATCTGGATATCCAAAAGGACTATCTGATCTATCTATTCCAGACTCTTGAGGATCAATTCTTATATGATAAAAATCTAGATCGATTGGATTATCTACGGTTGCATCTTGCAATTCATGAACTTTATTAATTCTTCTGAGAGAAACTCCATTAAGTTCGTATTTAACAACGTCAACTCCTGCTTCATAAGAAGATCCTGGAGTATCATCAATTTCTCTTGTAATTCCTGTTAGATTAAGTCCATCAATTCCAGTGTATGCAATTATTTCTTCCTCAATTTGAATATATCCTGGATTTGTTGAAGATACACCAACATTTTCAAAATTAGCAAAAATACTCAATCCAGTTTCATCATCGATAAGTATATCATCCAGAGGAATTGGAGCTGTAGAATCTTCCCCAATATCTGCCGTTGTGTCTACACTAGGATGATCTGGATCAACATCATCAATTGAAACAACACTTTCTGGAGCATACATTCCATGATTTGGATGATTTACCTTGATATGCAAACCATCATGTATAACTGTAGTATCACTAACTGTTAATCCACCAGAAGATGCGTTTATTTGGGTTGTGATTCCACTAGAATTTTCGTAAGTAACGGTACTTCCAGCACCAGTTTTGAAATTTCCTTGAATATCATCAACAATAATTTCATTTATGTCTCCAAGTTCACCAATTGATAATCTTAGGTTTCTTCCTAATCCCGATCCAATCGTATTGGCTGTTACTAGGTCTCCAACTTGATATCCAGATCCACCAGCAACAATAGTTGCACCAACAGCAACTCCATTTTGAACAGTTAAATTGCAAGTAGCGTTTCTTCCTTCTCCTGTAACTTTTGTTAATTCAACATCAAAATATGTTAAACCTCCAATGGACGGTGTGAGTCCAATACCTGCATTAAAGATTGATAGTGATGATGCGGCACCAGCATTTGAAATATAATTTCCTGTAACGTTAGAATTTTCCTGCTTTACCGTAACACCAGTAGTAAATCCAACTTCATTTAATCCACCACTTAAAAGTAATCTTACTTGTCTAGATTCCATTTCAAATGCATCATTATCCAAAATAGAAACTTGATCGTTTCCTACGGATAACTCTGGATTATAGAAGTTTATATTTCCTGAATTTTCTAAGAAGTTAGCTCTGTACAGAGTAAACTTCATATCCTCCCTTTCTGATGGTGTCCATGTTGCACCATTTTGAGATCTAAAGAATACTCCAGAGTTTGGGTTTGATGAAACATATACCGACTTAGAATCGTCTTGATTTGCTTTAGTAACGTCGGGTTCTCCCATTTTTGCAACCCACACCGAATAGTCTTTACTATTACAAGTGACGACAAGAGAATGAAAAGTTTCTCCCTTTAAAAATACTGGAGATTTAAATTTAAAGTTGGTTGGAAGCTTCGCAGCAGGATCTGCGATTACATCACTTGGTTCTAGTGTAACCTGGGAAAATGGATAAATGTCTGCTGATGATGGAACTCCATTTACTGTAGGTCTTAATTCTACAGAAACAGGTAAACGGCGATCACCTTCATAAAAGTAGATATCAACAGATGTCGCAAAAATCCCTTTAGGATTATCAACGTAAAATGTTTGTGCTAACGGATCAATTAGTTTATCGGACATTTATCTGCTCAATAGCTTTGGTGAATAATTTACCTTTATTTATTTCTCTTTAGTGAATTAAGTTCTGTCTTAAGTTCTTTAATAGCCTCAACTAAGACGGGTATCATCTGAATATAATCGACAGATAAGTACCCATCTTCTTCATATACCATTTCTGGAAATTCTTTTTGAACCTCCTGGGCTATGAGTCCATACTCATAACCCTCTCTTCCATGATGCTCTTTCATTTCGTCTTTCCACTCATAGAGTGTTCCATTAAGTTTACATACTTTAGTCAAAGGAGAAGTCATAATATATTTCAGATTCTAAACACTCTATTTAGTGCGTTTTGAATGATCATAATGTTTGTCTTCAACTGGAAGTCGGATCTTCTTCCTCTTCTTCCTCTTCTTCTTCTTCCTCTTCTTGCCCGTCTACCGCCTGGTCTTGGTGGACGTGGTGCGGGTCTAGGTCTAGGTCTAGGTCTTGGTCTCCGTGGATAACCTGAACCTAAACGTCTTCTTCTGTTACCTCTTGGTGACGGTCTTGGTGAAGGTCTTGGTCTAGATCTTCTCCGTCTGCGAGGTGGACGGGGTTGGAATCTCTTTATACTACCATTCTTAAGTGGTAGTTTACCAACTGGGAATCCTCTCTTCTCAAACTTCTTCTTACCTCTTCTGGTAACTTTTCTAGTTGCCTTTCTATGTTGTGTAGCAAGAAGTGTTGCACCATATTTCCAAAGTTGAGGTTTACCCTTATTATAATGACCATAATCCTTATCACCTGGTTTGATTTTATCAAGAACTTGACTCTTGATACCCTTCTTACGAAGCTTCCTTGCTTTCTTGGAGGTATCAATAACCTTCATCACACCTTTACGGTTTTGCTTAATCGCAATCGTAGTTGATTTGTTTTTGCCTCCAGTTGGTCTAGCTGGTTTTCCTCTACCTGGGTAATTTTTGGGAGGTAATGGATAACCATACTCTTTGAAAGCTTTTCTAGCTTCCTTCTTGCCTCCAAGTCTCTTAATCCTGTTAAAGTTAAGCCACTTTGTCTTACCTTTGTTTCTACCCCTTCTAATAGTGTATGGAACATACCAGACAGGAAGTGCTCTTCCTTTCTTATCAAAGACGTACTTAACCTTGGCAGTTTTAACTCTAGGTCCTCTTGGTCCGCGTGGTGGTCTCCTACCACCACTACTTTCACCCCCACATTTCCTCTTACCTTTTCCTTTGCGTCTGCAAGGGTTGGGTTTTGGATTATCTTCCTCTTCCGTTTTAGGACCATCATCTGGTGGTGGATCTGGCTTGGGTGGTGTCTTGTTGTGAGAGAGTAGACCTTCTGAGATATAAGTATGAGCATCTTCAACTGTGATATGAACAACTTGTCCATTTTCAACAGTTTCAATCTCATTCAATGTTTGTCCAGAAACTTCATCACCAACTTCCATGTCTCTGGCTTCTTTCCAAGAGTCACCAACACGGAACTTGTGATAAATTGAACAAGTTATTTCACTTTCACTGAAGATTAACTTCAGTTTTTTAACATCTTCTACAATAGAAGCATGAATAACTGGATAATCGCCATATTCAAAAGTTTCTTCATGATACGTTTTGACCATATCACCGACCACCAGATCTCCTGCTCTCTTCTGAGAACCATCATGCATTAAAATTAATGCATTTGGATCTGGACATGGCGGTGGCGGGTCTGGCCTTGGTGCTGGTGGATCTGGAACGCCTGGATCTGGTGTTGGTGGGTCTTTTTGACCTTTTTTACATCTTCTAAGAACTCTTGGTCTTCCAACCTGTGCAAAAGGTCTTCTAGTGCATCTACGTGGTCTTTTGATTTTCCATCTTCTAATCCACCACTTTCTTCTAATACCAGTACCTGCACATGTGAATTCATCTTCAGCCATTGTGCTGATTTCTTTTTGATCTTCAGAGTTAGTTGGGGAATCAACTAATCTAAAGGTCTTTCTACCAGCACTAAACGCATAACCAAACTTTCTCTTTCTCACACCATCTGCTGCAGGAAGGAAGAATGAACCTGCAACAGTACCCTGAGCATCTGTAACGAGTCTCTTACGAACAACTCTACAGACTGCTTTACTTCTACGTCCTTTTAGACGCATTTTTCTATTGATAAATCCCCAATATCTACCCCTCTGTTTAAGGGACATGATGAAAGTATCAATATTCAGAATTGTAGAATTAGATGCATAACTTGTAGGCATCGCTGTTCTTGTATATGGATTCTGTTCATATACTTTTAATGGATTTGTAAACGGACCCTCTTTGTGATTGATAGGACAAACACGTCCAGAGAATCTCATTGCCCAACGCCATCCTCTAACAGCTCTAACTCTGATTCTTCTCTTTCTTACTTTAACCGCGATGATTCCTCTTCTACGGCGGCGGCGTCTTCTTGCACTTGTTACACGTTCACCAACCTGGAACGTTCCCTTAATCATCTTAACTTCGATGAGTTTGGGAGTAACAGTCTTCATTACTGGAACGCCATCAAAGAAAGCCCATACCCTAGTATTGGGTTTCATTTTCTTCGCTTTGAATTGGATGTTCCTCATCCGCATCCACTTACGAATAGCAACCGCTACGAAGCGTCTACCAACTCGGACTCTCCTTGCCCAGAATCTACGTCTTATAGTTCTCTTACCCCAGCCCTTTCTTCTAGGACCAGATCTCTTCTTCTTAAATCTATGCTTTCTTCTCCTGTTAATCTTCAGTCTACGTTTCCGTCTGAATCTTCCTCCAACCGCTCTGATTTTTCTTCTTCTCCGTCTCTTTCTACGGCAAGGAGTGCGTCCACTATATTCACCACCACGACGCTTACCACCTTTAGGAAGACATCCTCTCCAATGATGTCTCCAGTCTCTCCAGATAACACCACCCCAACCCCAGTTGGGATGCCATCTCATCTTTCTCCACTGTCTCTTGGTAAACCAATACTTACCTCTTCCATCACGTACTCTTCTTCCACCCAAGTTTTGACGCACCCAAGCATCAGAATCTGGTTGAAGTTCTAGTTCACCTTCATAGAATATATCGACAATGGTATTGACTGGAACACTCTGAGATGCGTATGGTTGGTGAATTTCAATCTGTTCATCATAGTCAAGAGTGATAACTCTACCAGTTTGTTTAATATTTTCTCCAATAAGATTAGTATCAAACTCTGCATCAACGCTAACAGAATCAAGAACATCAGTTCCAATACCCAAAGCATTGAATGTACCTAATTCTAGGTCAATTTGAGTAGTATATGGAGCTGCTCTAAGTTCTCCTTCTTCTGTATCTACAGAGTTCTTTAGATTTGTTATCTTTAATTGGTTTTCTGCGTCAGAAAAATCATCAACAAAGAATCCAGATTTATATCTATCAAGACCATTACCATCAGTTACCTTCATGTTAGCAGTGCTCTGCTCAAGAAGATTGAGTGATGTATAATACTCAAGATGTTTGATACGATCTTCAAGATCTCCAATATCATCCATTGTATAGCGTTTGTGGTCCGCTAATTCAATACTAACATCTTCCATATCCTCAAGATATGGTGGAAGAATAATCTGAGCAACTTCAATAGAATCTTCTTTTGCTGTAGGGGGTCCAGGATCCTCTGCAGCAGGACCTTCAACATTATGGAATACACCTGTTTCATCTAAGAAAATCTTATCAACTCTTCCAAGATAGATTGAATAATCAAGGGTAATAGTTTCATCAGAAGCTAAGATGTGATCCGCAGAGTTTCCGTCTCCATCGAATTTTCTACCAAAGAATTCAAATGGTGATCTAGCACCCTCTACAACATTATAGAAATCAACTCTTGGTCTGATATCAATAATATCAGCGTGGGGAAGATCTCCGGTCTCTGGGATGTCTTTGTAATCAAAATTAGAGTACGAATTTACTGTTGTAATGTCTCCAGTATCTGCATCATCATATGTGCAGTATTCATATATGATTTTTAATTTTCTCTTAGGTTCTTTAGCGTCTTTATTTCTTACGATTCTAGCGTAGTCGTAAATTGTATCTTCAAAACCATCTGCTAGGTCGAATTTGCTTGTGATATTTAAATCGGATCCAAATTCTTTTACAAATTTGCAAGTTATTCCAGACTCTTTGAATGTAATCGTTTCATTAGCTTCATCGAACGAATCATCATTTGCTGGAATAAAACCAATGGTAGTATCATTGATTTTTTCAACTACAATACCAATGGCTTCGCTAGTTGCACCCTCAAATCTTTCTCCAATGATTATATCATCCGTAGACTGGGTTGGACCAGAGAATTCAGTGAATTCCATTTTCTTAACATCTGGTTCCGCAGTGTTATCGGATTCAAAGATTCCTAAGATCTCGATAACATCGGGTCTCATTAGAGAAATTTCTCTATCCTGTACCCTAGTACCATATGGATAATTTCCATATTCCAATCCATCATTTAATGTTGTTCCACCAACACCAGACTGAACAAGTTTTGATTTATCAATGATAAGAGATCCAATTCTATTTCTTATCTTTACTTTAGATGAGTTATTAGTCTTATTGCAAGTTGCAACAAGAACACCTGTAGTATTGGATCCAAGACCTTTTATGGTCAGTTGTGTAGATGACCCATTGAAACTAAACTTATCTGAAGTTAATTCTTCAAGAGAGCCATCATCTCTTGTTAGAATATATCTTCCTGCAGTGAATGGAAGGAAGGTAAAATCATCTCCAGATTGTATGGCGTTTGTTTGATTATCGGTAATAGTTACATCATATGTTTTTCTAACAACAATAGTAGAATCTTCAAGGTCTACATTTGCAACAACATCTTTTGGAAATTCTGTGAAAAGAGTATTATCATCAGAAGTTTCAATTTCTGCTTCAATTTTTTGGAAATCTGTAGATTGTATTGTAGAAGTTGGAAGACCACCTGCACAAATACCTGTAACTGAGGTAATTGCCTCAATTCTCATATTAGTTGCAGCTACCTGTGTAACTCTATTGTAAGTTACAATCTCTGGATCTAAGTTATTTGTATATGATACAAGATCACCAACATCAAATACTTTATCTAGATTGAAGTTTGCAACACTTACCGTTGAAATACCACCATCTGCGGCAGTTATATTTACATTTAAACCTGGTTCTGGAATTTCCTCAGAAGCGTCAAGTACTGTATCTGCACTAAAGTAAGTTCCATTAGCATTTTGAGCATGAACGGATCTTACTTTATCGATTCCAAATTCAGTTGCATCTTTTACAACTCTTGTATTTTCTTCTACACCATTAAAGATTAATTTTTCACCTACATTAAATCTACCTCTTACATCATAAGCGGTAGCAATACCTGAATTGTTAACGTCAAATCTTAAGTGTGCTGTTGATCCAGTAGCTTTTCCTCTGATATGAATAGGAGTTGTTAATGTTACTGGTTCATTTAGTTCAAATTCAACATAAGGTCTAACATCATATAATGTAAGATCCCAAGTATTAACATCTAAATTGGTGCGATCATATGTTCCATCTTCTAATTCGTAATCATAAACTCTAGCAACACCAATTTCTTTACCAGATGCTACTGTTTGAGCAGATCCTACTCTTGTATCTCTAAGAGTAACATAGAAACTAGTTTGAATACCTAAAGTAGGATATCCATACACTCTGTTTATTGCTAGTGTAGGACCAGAGCTATATGCTAGTTGCTGATCTAAAAATTCTTTTGTCTCTCTTGGTTTATCAAACTCCAAATATGTTGGAGAATTAATTTCAATTTGGAAACCATTAACATAAGCTTTAAATGGGGAAATCTTATAGATTCCCATATCATCTGTAGGTTCTGATCCCTGTTGAGTAAGTTCTCCAGGGTTATACAAACCATCATTACCCTCTTTATCGTTTAGAGCTTCTAAAACTTCTACTTCAGGTTGTTCTACATAGAAGTCTCCAGCAATATCATCAACTCTTTCTGCAACATACTTATCGTTTTCTGTAGATTCTTTACTTCTGTTATTATTAACAATCTGTCCATTCTGGACCGTCATTAATTCGACAAAGTTTTCTACATCTTCATCTTCATCTAAATCAATTTTTACAAGATCAATTTCAATTTGTAATCTATCAGCACCAGGAGCGGTAAAGTTTGAAAACCCTTGCGCGTTATCGAGAAGAGCCTCATCTTCTAAATGAGTTACAATTTCTTCAGTAACAATAAAACCAACTCGATATGATGGTTTATCGTCGTATTGATCTAATAGTAAAGTCTTTTCTTCTGCCTCTACATAGTGTCCTCTAATATAGTAAACACCTTCATTAAGGTGAACAGCAGATCCAACTTCATTTGGACCTTCTTCAATACATCTTGCAAATGGAGATCCTGCCCCAAATATAATTAGATTTTCTAAATTCTCTTGAAGTGCAGCATCTGGATCATCATCCTCTTCCTCATCTGCCAAATTATTTGTAGTCTGAAGTCCATCTTCTAATAATAGATTTTCTCCAGGAATAAATCCAGTAAACTGAGAAGATGTTGCGTCAGAACTTAAGTAACTGACGTAATAGGTATCAAATCCTCTTTCAGAACTGGATCCTGGAAGATATGCGTCTACCCTTGCTCTAACTCCAGATTGTTCACCAACGATAATTTCATCTATTACATCAGCAGCATATTCTAAAATTGACTTTCCATTAAAGGAATCGTCAACCATAACACATGGATATTTTTCATAATATTGAACTTCACCACCAGTTATTGCTTTACCTTCTTTAAAAAAGTGGTCGCTGAACTTTTCTAACTGACTCTGCAGTATAGACTGCATAGTCGTAAGTTCTCTTGCCTGAACAGGATAACCTGGCTTGAATAGAACGCGATAAAAATCGTTATCGCGATCAAAATCGTCATAATAAGGAGAAACGTTAAGATTTAGTTCCTGTGGCATGATTTCTTAGAATTGCAAAATGACCTTGATATCTTCTTTTTGACTCTTTGATCTTGTGATCGCCGGTCTATTATCGACATATATGATGTCTCCTGAGTATTTCTTTACTTCTGGAGGTGCAACACCATTGGTAAAGTTTTGACCCAGGTTATATGTAGTATTATTTATAGAGGTAGTTATACCGCTAAAGTTTGCATCAATCTGAAGTTCAACAGATCCTCCACTGATAGCCAATGTTCCACCATCATCAGTATCTGAAGTAAACCTAGTCTGAACATATCCATATTCTGGAGTCCTTTGGGATCCGTCAGTATTAAATCCAACTTGTGCTTTATCCTGCCAGTACTTAAGAACACCAGTAGTTTCATCGTAAGAAACTACTCTACCTACCGCAGTAGTTCCTACTCCAACTTCTTGAGTTATTTCACTATCAAAAACAAAAGATGCAGAACTATATCCAATACCAGTGAGTTTTAATGCATAAACAGCACTAACTTTATCATCAGTTAGTAATTCGTTGGATCCTGGTTTAGTTGGATTATGAACAATACCCACTCTAGCAATTTGGTTTCCGACAATAAAGTCCGGATTATCAGAATCATTTTCGACGCGGGTGTACATTAAAACATTAGTCGCTCCCATTTCTTTGTAAATGTTAGCTCCATGGCCTCCTGGAGGAGGAATAATAACTTCAAATTCTGGTACAGTTGTTCCAGAAAGAAGAGAAGAGTTTGAAAGATCAACTCTTCCGTGAGTATAACCTTCTCCTCCATCAGATACAGTGATACTATCTACTTTAGAGTCGTTATTTACAACAATAGTACATTCTGCATCTTCTCCATCACCACTAATTGGAATATTTGAGTAAGTTACTCCACCAGTTCCTAATCCAGCACCTCTATTTGTTATTTTTACAATTTTTATCTGACCACTGGTTTGTGCATTATCTCTAATAGAATCAAAAGTTGCATCTGTTTCCCAATTTTTAGGAACGGGGATAAAATTAACAGAGTCAAACTTTACAATATCCGATGGTTTAATAGTGTATAGATATTTCCATACATATCCATCACCACTATCTCCAGGAATTTGTGGTTCTAAATCTGTGAATAGAGGTTCATCAAGAGATGGTCTTCCTTCTGGATTTTCTGGGTCGGAACCATTTTGCAAGCAAATATAAACTCTAAAGTCACTATTCATCACATAAAAGTTTGATGAATAAAGACTTGTAGCGTTTGATGGTTTAGCTAAGTTTGATCTGCTAATATCATGACGATACATATCGTAAGTAGTACCAGAACTCCAAGTAATTTTTCTAATTACTTGACGAATATCTACAGCGGATATTTTCTTCATCGCAACCATAGTGTCGTAATAATCAAACTCCTGCTCAAAAGAGTCTTTTGGGGCAGGAGGGGATGCATCCCAGTTGCTAACGACATCCGTGGGATTAGGAAGTCCTATAAAAGCATAGAATACATTATTTTCCGTATCTTCTGCAAGATCTAGAAAATTTTGCGTATTCAAAATTCTAATTTGATCAGTTATGATTGCAGACATTTAAATACAAAACTTTTCTAGTTATTTATGAAAGATAATTGGAGGCTTTTAATGGATTCTTTCTTCTCAAGATAGGTGATGTTTCAATACCAATAATACCATTGTCTCTCTTGATATCATAAGACTCTGGGAAGGGTCTTACGACATTATCCAGTCTTCCCCAAGAGAAGTTTGCAAATGTTTGTCTAGAGAGGAATGAAGAAAGTCCAAGTTGAGAATAATCTTCAACAACGGTAACAACCTTAGTATTATCCTCAATAATCAATGTTGCTCCATCTGCAACTGTAGTCGAAACTCCAAATCCAACAGAATAAGAACCAAGTCTTGTTAAACTTGCAATAAAGTCATCGCTGAATATAAAAATTGGAGTTCCTGGAATAATATCATGAACTTGATATACGTTATCAATGAATTGATTTCCTTCAACCAAGTTGACTCCATCTACTTCAATTGAAGTAACACCATATCCAACTGTTGTTGCATTTCCAACCGTGGAATCTCTTATAGTAAAGAAGTCGCCAGTTCCAATTCCACTGTAATCAATCGTATTTCCAGTACCAACAATTGTTTCATCTTTCAGAGGTGAGTTTTCTGGAATAGCAAATTCAAACACAAGACCTTGAGAAGATCCTGCTCCAATTGTTGTTGTTCCAACTCCAATAACTTCACCAAAGTCTCCTGCAAAGTCAACTCTGAATACTGTTTCCGATTTTGGAGTTGGAGGTGTAATAAGGACTGGTGGTGGGTTATTATCATCATATCCAGTTCCACCAACAGAAATGTTAATGGTTGTTATCTTACCTGATGCGATAGCAGCAGTAGCTTCTGCTTGAGTTCCACCGTCTTCTTTTGGCGCTCCAATAGAAACCGTAGGAATTTTAAAATATCCGTCTCCTGTATTGGTTAGAGATATTTGAGTAACAATTCCAGCAGTTACCGAAGCAGTCGCTACTGCTTCGTTAGTTTCGTCTTGGTCAATAATATCAACAGTATTTACATAATTTAATCCTGGGTTTTCTTTTACATTATCAAAGAAGGTTTTTGCACCTTCAATCCAAATTTGAGTGCTTGCAGCGCCAACATCATAAATGATATTGGTTAAAGGAAGAATTGCTGCTTCATAGATATCTCTTGCTTTGGTAACTTCTTCACCGTCAATAATAAGGTCAGTAGTTGCTCGACACCAGTTAACTGGTCTTTCGACAAATTGATCATTACTGATTCCAACACCACCATACAGATAAGTATCAACAGAGTCAGTAGAAGTAACTGCTTTAACAGATCTATCTGTTTGTCTTAGATCAATATCATCTCCACCAATTGTGAGAAGATCTCCTGGAGAAACTGTCTCAAGAATATCCACAAATTCAACATCTATATCTCCAGTTCCTCTATAGAAGATAATTTTGCAAGTATCTCCAATCTTAGGAGCTTCAGTAAATCTAAGTGTACTACCACCTGGGAATACATATGCTTCTCCAGGAACCTGAAGAACATCATTAATAAAGACAAGGAGTGTTGCCTGAACATCAATTAGAGATCCTTTAGCAGCCTTAATAGATGTTCTAACACCATCAAATTTAATAGCAAATCTGGTTGCATCTCCATTAAACTGAGAACTGATATCATCAACGACTTGGAGGTCTCCGATTGTCCATCCAGTAAATTGATCAGTTTGAGTCTGGGTAATATAGAAGTTGAATTCCTCAAAATCTAATGTTGTTGGTAGGGTAAATGTTGGTTTAGCAGAAGGAGACTGAACCACTGGAGCATATGCCGCACCATCACCTATAATTGTTGTAACAATTCCAACAAGATTGTAAATCGAAGATACTACATCAGAGCAACTATCAAGAGTGTAGGAGGATCCATTATCATAATCAATTGATGTGTCTGTAATCTGAGTAACAGAAACTGCAATACCTTGATATGATGTAGGTAAAGTTTGGTTATTTATGACGTATGTTGAGATACCAGCGAGATAATCATAAGTTGCAATAGTTTCTGTGGTTTCTCCAGTCACATAATTTAGAGGACCATTCCAATACTTGTTACCTGCTGCAACTGAATTAAAGTTTCCTCCAAAGAAAAGATCATTTGCTAATGCATCAACAATGAAACCTGTGTCTCTTTCGCACTTAGTTTCATCATAATCTGGGTTAGAAAGTAGAGAGGGGTATGTAGCTGTTGCATATCCGACAGCTTCCTTAACAAGGAATTGTCTGTTAGAAGCGAGAAGATTACCAGCATCAGCAAATCTTCCATGATACATGTAAGGAATTCCATCTGTTCCACCAACAGAAACTGTTAGTACATTATTAATTGCATATCCATATCCAACATTTGTAATATTAAAGTCAGTTACACTAGATCCTTCTCCAACAACAACACTAACCTTTGCAGCTCTTCCTCCAGTATCTCCGATTGAAGTTGTAGAGTATGATGTTGGAAGATTATCATATGGGAGGGGATCATCAAAATCAACAGTTAGATATTTCGCAACTTTACCACCTCTAGCATAGAAGTGATCGAGTGTAGAAATACCAGTGTTAACCTCAAATTCAGTATCACTGTTAACTCTTCTTACGCTTGTAAATTGAGAAGCAGGATCAGACTGACTATCAGAATTATTTTTAAGTCTTGGAGCAATAATTATACCCTGAACAGTTCCACCACCTACAAAATAATTTTGTTGTGTTGTAACTCCAATATTTACTTCAAATTCCGTAGCACTGTTAACCGCAATAACTCCTGTTCCATTATATGCGGGATCGGTTGTTCTTGGATATGTATGTACAGTTGCTCCATTATCTTGAGTGCATGTAAATGCAAGTCCAGATAGAATAACTTGACTGAGTTTTCCGAATGAAGTATATCCATGACCCACAGAAGTGGTAACAGTCATAATTCCACTTATATGATCATACTGAGCGGTGGATACTCCTAGTGGTGGAGCATAATCGCAAGTCATTGCGATTCCAGACAAGACAACTTCATTGCCTACCGATAATCCATGTGCTGTAGATGTTGTAACAGTTGTTAGACCTGTTATTGAAGTGTAACCAACATTAGATACATCTCTAGGTGCATAGAAGACTTGAGGATTTGTAACAGCCACTCCAGTAACTCTTCCTCTAGTAACAAGAGCTGTTCCTATTGCAACTTTACTTGATGCCTCTACTGTCTCTTCGCGAATATAAACTTCAATGTTAGTCTGAATACCAGTTCTGTATCCACCACCTGCGTTAGAAACGTTGATAGCACTAATAGTTCCTGCAGAAGAAACTGTAGCGGTTCCAGCGGCAGATACTAGAGACTGATAACCAAATCCCTTTGTAGATCCAACAGAAACTATTCTTCCCCCAACAGGAAGACCTTTAATAGCAATATCATCTTCTCTATCATATTCTCCCTCATCAAAAATAATATTTGTTGCTCCACCATCTTCTTCTAAAGTATAGTTTCCAGCAATATCAACAAGAGTTTGATCTACTTTAGGAGACTGGAATAAATCATTTACAGTAATAATAGCATTACTTGCTGCTACTCCATCAACACTTTCTCCACCAACTTTCAATTCAAAAGAACTCTTAATTCCAGTAAATTGATCTTCAATACCATCAAAAACATAGTTCTTATAATATGGATCATTTGTAGTATCAACTGGTGCATTTCTCATGAATGATCTTCCACTAAATCTAGAGAAAGTCGTAATTCCAGTGAAATCTCTCTGATCTGGACGATTATCTGGAGATCCTACTGGTGTTTTTCCAAATGGAGCATCAGCAAAACTGATAGTATTTTCAACAATATTATAATTACCAATAATTTTAGTTATCAATGAGTATTGAGCATGATCTGCTAGTTTTGTACCGAGAAGTGCTCTCTGAACGTACATATCATTATCAGAACCACCATATCCAACAATGGATACTCTTACAATTTCATCATCAATTTGGAGGAAATCTCCACTGAAGAATCTTTCTGGTTGTTCAGTTAGAGTAAGAATGTCTTGAACAGTTGTAAAGGTATTACCAACTCCAGTTGTAGTTGCAGTAGAAACAATAGGAGATTGAATCATATTATCAATAGTAATCAGAGTCTTAGGATTCTGATTTTTTGATGTAAAGTAATGATCTGATCCAACGCCAACATCAATTATATTCAAAGGTGTAGGTGTTAGTGCTAAAGCGTCTGTAGCACTAGCCGCCACTTTAACAAGAAGTTCATCCTGTTTAATGATGAATAATGTGGGTGGTAATTTATTAGTTACTCCAATTCCAGGAATATCTGTATAGGCTATTCCAATTGGTTCATTTAACACATCATAAGAATATACAACTTCTTCTCCTGTTACAAAGAAGTGCTGAGGTAACTCAAAAGTATCTTCACTGATACTAGTAATAGCAACATTAGATCCATCGAATTTTTTCTGGAAGATTGGATTTCCTTCATGGAACAATTCAAAGTCTCTTATCACTGCATTCTGCGTTCCTTGATAATCTGCATTTCCAGTCAGAATATCAGCATTGATCATATCAATTTGAGCGTTACCCACTCTTTCATCTCTAATTCCAAGGTGTTGAGCATAAACTCTAACTTCACAATCAATTGGATCATTCGCAGTAAAGTAAATTGTCGTAACTGTTCCTGCAACACCTGCAGTAACTACACCAACCTCACCATCACTGAATAGTTGACCATATTCTGAATAATATGCAGTTGTAGAAGATGAGACAGTTACTAACTCAGACAGTTGATACTTGCCATTAGTGGTATCATCAACGCTAACAATGTAGTAACCACTGCTGTAATCGTCAATACCTAAAATTCCATTAAAGTGAGAAGATATTCCTGTACCATTTTGACTATCTACTGCATCAATTGATGTATAATTGGATTCTACAATAGCCGTAGTAAATTCGGTGCTTCCTTCAGTGGTAAATCCAGAAGGTTCGGATGCAAGAGATATTCTTAAAGAATTAACTTCAGCCGCTATTGCAGAATCATCTGGAATTAAATCAACTTTTACATTAGATCCATCAATATAAGCATGATATGTTCCAATACCATCACTAGATAATGCATT